CCTTCGCACTTTTTTGTGAGCAGTATTTAGGGTAGCCAAAACCCCAATGTTTTTGACAATTGCTGCCAATTGCTGTAGGTCGCTGCCCCCTCCAAAGGTAATCTAAGGCCAAGGAAACGCCCCTGAAGCGGTTTTGACCCTCTTCTGGGCCTCCCTGACTATTTCTGATAAATTTACCTGCAGTCATTCTGATACTGCAGGTCTTTTTGACAACACCGCGAGGATTCCATGGTAAACGCTCCTGAACTGCCCGACGCGGTCTCACCGGAGGCCCCTTCCACCACAAATGGCGAGTACGTATCGCCGCAGCCGCCGCGTGGCCGGAGCAAAGAGTTCCTCTTCCGCTGGCGAGCTTACGCTCGGCTCATGTACGACACCGGTGTCTTGAGCGAAGAGTTTATGCCGTCGCTTGAAATGCTTTGCGACGCTCACGACCAGATCATCCTGGCAGACGTGGAGTTGAAGAAGGAAGGTAGCCAGTACATCGTCTCCGAGAAGGGAACTGTCATGGCTCACCCTGCCTGCGTACGGCGAGAGTCGGCTAAGGCCGACGTACTCAAGTACCAGAAGGAACTCTGTCTGACTCCCACCACATGTCATCGGCGACCGACCCTCAAGAAGGCGGCTAAGGTAGAGACGGCACAGCGATGAGTCACGAGATCATCAGCAAGTGGGCCACCTCCGACGAGAAGCCTCCCAAGCTCACGCGAGAGCAATGGGACGCAACCAGACCTTGGATGAGGGACCGCAGCGACGACCTCGCCGTCGAGAATGGCTGTTACTTCTCGCCAGCCAAAGCTGCGTACACGTGCCACTGGATTGAATCCAAATGTCACCTGTACGAAGGCGAGTGGCGAGGCGAACCTCTCATTCTGTACAGCCACGTAGACCAGCCTGACTCCTGGTCTCGCGTCGGTGAAATGTTCCCTCACTTCTGGGGGAAAGAAGGAAAGCCGGGCAAGGCCGTCATGGCTTTCTACCAGGCTCGCATGGACTGGCATAACGCCATGCTCCACGAGGGCAAGGCGCACATGGACTGGCAGTTCGAGTGTCACGCTCGCATCTACGGATGGCAACGGCCGGCTCCACGCCGATGGAGGAAGAAAGGCATTACGGAGGTCCGACGATTCCGCAAGGCGAACGTCTGGATCGCGAAGAAGAACAAGAAGACTCCGTCACTCGCGTCAAACTCCACCTACCTGACGTTTGGCGACGGTGAACAGGGTGGCAAGACTTTCATCTGTGCGAAGGACGGCGAGCAGGCCGCCAAAGCGTGGGACCATGCCGACAAGATGATCGCTCAGTCGGATATCCTGACTGAGAACTCGACTATCAATCGCACCACGAAGAAGATCACTGACGACGTATCCTGGTCGTACCTACAGCCGATGAGCTCTTCCTCGGTGCGTACGCAGGACTCGAAGGAAGGTGTCTCCGCGAATATCATCGTGGACGAAGCTCACGTGGTCGACCGAAACCTGATGGCGATTGTCAAGTACGCAGGCATCGCTCGTGCTCAGGCCATCCATCTGGAGTTCAGTACCGCGGGTCGTAACGCAGACTGCTACGGCAAGGACGAGTGGGATAAAGGACTCCGCATACGTCACGGCGAAGAGGAGAACGACGCTTACTTCTTCGCGAGTTATCACTGTCCGCAGGATCTCACCATAGAACAGATGGACAAGGACCCAGAGAAGTACATGCGTCTGGCTAACCCTGCCATGGGTGGGACGGTTGGCATGGACGAGATGATGCCCGCGTGGGAGGAAGCGAAGCAGGGATCGGTCAAGGACTTCCGTGACTTCTGCACGTACCGACTCAACATCTGGCAGAACAGTGCGTCATCCTGGCTTCCACCTGGTGCATGGGCCGGATGCAAGCGAGAGTTCTACGACTCTGACCTGAAGAACCTGCCCTGCGTCATGGGACTCGACCTGGCTCGTCGGTACGACCTCGCCGCAGCGGTCTACGCTTTCCTGGCGAACACGGACGACGACGGCGTCCAGAAGATCTTCCTCAAGCCTTTCTTCTGGTGTGCAGAAGAGATCATGGAGCAGCGGGCGTATAAGATCCCTGAGATGCTCGATTGGTCGCAGCAGGGGTTCATTACGGCCACACCAGGCAACGTGATCGACTTCCGTACGATTGAACGCGACCTTCGCGTCGGCATTAAAGAGTATGACTGCAAGGGCATCGTGTATGACCACACTTACGCAGAAATGCTCATACAGAACCTGACGGAAGGGGTACAAACGGAAGACGGTAGGGTGATATCTGAGCCTCTCCCCGTGGGTGAGAAAGCCTTCAGCCAGGGCATTATGTCCATGACCGGTCCTACTACGGACTTCGAGAACGACGTAAAGAAGGGTCGACTGATCCACGACGGGAACCCAGTGCTCGACTGGCAGGCCGGAAACGCCGGAATCAAGGAGGATAACAAGGGAAACATTCACGTAGTGAAGGAATCGCGAGCCAGCTTTCGTACGGTAGACGGCATCGTGGCAGCCATCATGGCTCGCTGGGGACTGACGGATTGCACCGACTTCAACCTGACCACCTACGACTATTATGTCAATCACGACATAGAGTTCATCTAACCGGTTTTCCTGCCTACCGTACTCGGCTATTGGTAGGCTAGTAACCCGCATATACCATGGGGGCTGGCCAGGCCCACCCTCACACCAGGATATTCCACGTGAACCTCTCAGGCAAACTCGCTGACCTCGTAGACAGGATGGCAGGACGGCCCTCCCGAAAGCGAGTGGCCGCCGATATACAAAATGCTCTCACGAACGACGGCCTGGGGTGGGATTCCTTCTTTGGTCTCGGTGGGGGCACCAGCTCTGTCGCTGGAATAAAAGTGTCGGAGACAGGCCTGCTTAAGGTTCCAGCTGTCCGCCAGTCCATATTGACAATCAGTGGCGACATTGCGTGTTCAACTCTCGGCCTCCACAAGAGTGAGGTCCCCGCCGGCGAAGACTCACTGCAGAAGTCTCACCCTACGAATCAGATCGTTGCGGTCAAATGGAACGAGTGGGAGTCGGCGTTCGAAGCGTGGAAGCGGCTCTCAGTGCATGCCCTGTTGTGGGGAAACGGGTATGCGTATATCAGTCGTGATAGACGCGGCCGCATAAACTGGATGATGAACCTGGCCCCGGGTGCCTGTCATCCTCACAACGAAGTGGATCCGGAATCAGGTAAGGCTGTCTCTGGGTATATGATCACCCTTGACGAGAACGAGCCTGCCTACTTCGTCGAACCTGGCGTGATATACCATCTCCGTGGGTTGTCTATTGATAACGACCAGGCTGAAGACGCTATTACTTATCTGCGGGATACTGCGAGTGTCTATCTCGGAGCACAGAAGTTCGAGGGGTCCTTCTTCGCGAATGGAGCACAGAGCGGAGGCATCATCACCATTCCGCCGGGCGTACCGACCGAAGCGAGAGAGAGACTGGAGAATCAGATCCAGAAGAAAGCCCTCGCCGAAAACTGGTTCAAGACGATGGTGCTTCGCGACGGAGCCCAGTGGCATCAGACAACAGTGGACGCCCGTTCGGCAGAAATGATTCCGATAAAAGAGTCTGTCGTCAGGGACGTAGCCCGCTTCTTCAATCTTCCGCCGTTCAAACTTGGTGTCGAGGATTCGGTCTCTTACAATAGCTCAGAGCACGCACAGCGAGCGTACTTGACTGGGTGTCTGAATCACTGGTTGAGAGCAATCACATCCGAGGCGTACATTAAGTTGTTGCCTCCGTCACTGCAGGCCAGTGGCGAGTACCGATTCGAACACAACGTGAGTAAGCTGATTGAGCCTGACTTCAAAACGCTGAACGAAGTCCTGGCGATACAGCGAATGAACGGTATCATCACGGCGAACCAATGGCTGACAAAAATCAATTTACCGCTGTCTACGGATCCGAGTGCTGAAGAGCTGTTCAACCCGAATACTCAAACGAACGCAGAGAAGACAGAAGACAAACCAAAAGACACAGAAGAAGTCGTCGAAGAAGATGACGACGAAGAAGATGAGCTGCAGGCTAAGTCACTGACGACTGAGATTACCAACGTCGAAAGACGATTACTACAAGAAGCAGTCGACCGAGCCACAAAGCGAATCTGTACTCCTGTACTGAACCGGTCCAAGAAGGCGGAGAAGCTGTCCGACTGGGTAGATCAAGAACAACTCCAGAACCGTAACCTAATCCAAGACGAACTCGGGACTGTCGCTGAAATGGTATTCGGCGACGACGCCGGGAATATCATTCAAGCGGTTTCTGACGAGTTCTTCGATACACTCCAGAGAGAAGTAGCCCTCTGTCTTGCCATGGACGCAGACAAGCTACAGGACAACGTCGCGTACGAGTGCCGCGACTTCTCGGCTAACATACACGAAATTCTGTCACCGCTGTTCACCAGGAAATAACCATGATCCCTCGACTCAAACGTCGGGCTGCTGCTATCTCAGCCTTCAAGAATCTCCAGTCACCGGAAGCCTCCAATCCTACGGATTTCACTTGCCGCGTAACGTCGCAGAGCGACGAAGAAATTGTCCTGGCTATCCGCGGCGACATCGGTGACGCATGGGAAGAGAACGACCACGCTTCAGTGGTAGAGGCCCTGCAGAAATCGCCTCGGGCAAAAGTCAAGCTCTACATCAACTCCATGGGTGGGTCGGTCTTCGAAGGCTTTGGCATCGCCAATGCTCTTCTGGAGCACGAAGGTTTCGTGACGGCGATCATCGAAGGCGTCGCGTACAGTGCGGCCACCTTCCCACTGTTGGTCGCCGACAAAGTCATCGCACACAAAGCCTCCACAGTGGGGATTCACCGCTCCATGGTTTTGACCATGGGAAATCAGATCGAACACCTGGCTGCTGTCCAGCAGCTGGACGCGATTGACGGCATCCTGATCGACTTGTACTCTGCCAAGACAGGGCTCAAGCGTGAAGCGATCATCCAGCTGTTGGACGCCACCATCGACGGAACAATGATGCCCTCGAAGCAGGCACTGTCACTCGGCTTCGTGGATGAACTCTTTAACTCTAGCCAAGATGAGGGAGGTGATCAATCTGATGACGACGATGACGAAGAAGAAGAAGAGGTCAAGGCCGAGTTAGCTACGAAGTGGCAGGCCCATAAAGCCAAGCGGAGGAAGCGAGAGGCTAACGCTGCTCGAGTTCGCCTTCGTGCCCTTGTGACACGAGTATCAGGTAGGGCTTCTGACTAATGGCGATCTACACTATCACCTCCATCACTGTGCCCCTCCCGTTGAACGACGAAGTCCTCATCGCGGGGGAGGCTATTGACGCTGGGGAAGTGGTCTACCAGTTGGCCTCCGATGAGAAAGCCTACCTGGCTTTCAGCGGAGGCACAGAGGCTCAGGCTCAGGCTATTGGCTGGGCTACTTGCTCTGCGGCCGCTGGGCAACCGGTAAGCATCAACCGAACTCAGGTGATGACCATTAACACGGGCCTGTCAGTGACTCGTTTATACTTCCTGTCTTCCACACCGGGAGCCATGGAGGAAGAATCAGACATTGCCACTGGCGATACAGAGTACAAGACTCTCCTGGCAACAGGTTTGACGGCTACGACTTTGTGGCCGAACGTGTGGCCGTTGATGCTGACGGTTCCGTAAGCGGACATATCCGGACATTATCCGGCCAAGGAACACTCCCACGGCACAGTAGCATCCATCATGTTACTGTGCCGTTTTTGCGTTATTTGTGAATTGGTGTTGGGTGTATCCGGCCATACCCTTACTATCTGGGTATCGAAACACCCTCGCTCGCGTCTTTACGCCGGCGAAGCCTGGTACACGACTGCTCTTCAGCGGACATTACCGGACAACGATACGAACGTCCAAAGAGGCGACGAGGTTGTCGCCCGTAATCCAGCTCCCCCGCCATACGCGGAAACAGAAGGCAGTCATTCTCATGGCAGATCCCATCGAAGTACCAGTACCAGCAAACGCATCAGAAGCCAAAGAGCTTCAGGCAAAGCTGGCCTCTCACGAAATCGCTCTGAACGAGCATCTCGATTCCAACGAAGCCAACTGGACCGCAGAATGCGAAACCCAGTTCAAGGCCATGCAGGCTGACGAAGCCTCCATGGTTAAGGCTCTCGAAGCACACTGCGGAAATGTAGAAGCTGCTGCACAGCGACGCTCCACCATTGGTGCTCACGCTGAAGCCTTCGAAGCCCGGCTTCAGGCTACCGCAGGCGGAAGCACAGTCGCTCGTGCCAAACGAGTCGAGGAAGCCAAACGACAGGCTGACGATGTCACCGCCCTGTCGGACAAGGACCTCGTCAATCTCGCTGTTGGTGGATTCATCTGCCAGGTGACTGACCGGCGTCCCGACGCAGATCAGGTGTCCGCCATGGGCCAGTACGAAGCCCAGCTTCGCGGCCAGTTGATGGACCGCAAGAGCAAGTCATGGTCAAGCACGACCACAACCATCGACTCTGCTGACGATGACTTCGTCGCTCGACTGCAGATGAACGAGATCCAGAACGTCCTGGGTACGACCAATCCGGCCTACAGTGGCGACACCTCTCCGAACGAACTGTACGGTGCCTCCTTCGTCGAACAGATGGAAGAAGCCCGGCTGCACTTCGGCGGCATGAATCAGGTTGCTGATATCATGACGACTGACAGCGGTGAGCCAATCAACTGGCCAACTGCCAATGACACTGGCAACCAAGGTGTGGGCATCGCGGAAGCAACTGCTCCTGCCGCTGCTGACCCGAGTTTCGGCGTCGTTTCCTGGGGTGCTTTCAAGCTGAGTTCCAAGGAAATCATCGTCAACCGTGAGCTGATCGAAGATAATCAGGTTCGCCTGGTTTCTCGACTGGCTGGCATGCTCGGCGAACGTCTGGGTCGCGAAGAAAATCGCCTGTTCACTGTCGGTGCTGGTACGACTGAGCCTACGGGCATCGCGACTGCCTCCACTTCCGGTCTGACCGGTGCTTCCAACTCAGCCATCATCTACGATGAGCTGATCGACCTGGAACACAGTGTGGATCCGGCCTACCGTGGGGCGGCTAACCGATACATGTTCCACGACAGCACGTTGCTGTTGATCCGTAAGCTGAAAGACAGCAACGGTCTGTACCTGTGGAACTCCGGAGCTGTCTCTGGCATTCCTTCGTCTCTGAATGGTTATGGCTACACCATCAACCAGGACATGGACGAATACGCCGCTACCAAGAAGGTTGTCATCTTCGGCGACCTGAAGAAGTTCAAGATCCGCCGAGTTCGCGGCACACGTCTGGTCGTCACCGACGAGCTGTACTCACGAACGGATCAGGTTGGCTTCTTCGCTTGGGTCCGAGTGGACAGCAATCTGCTGGACGCCGGAACCAATCCAGTGAAGCATCTCACGACTCCTGCGTAACCCGAACCGAGATGTCGAGCGGTATCCATTGCCGCTCGGCTTCTCTCCCCATATTTAAGCCTGCTGTCCCTGTGTTGGGGTTGGCTCGCGGCTTGATCCTCTTCCGCTGCGTCGGCGTACGGAGGAGGATCTTTTCAGTTACGCCGGCTCGGGAATGAAAAAGAAATGGCCTCTAAACCTGCACACCGATGGGTAGTAATGCACAGCTCCATGTCAATGAAGCTGCCGCGTAAAGACTCCTCGGGTAACCACGTGACCGATCAGTTTGGCAAGGGCGTATTCAATTATCGTTCCATCCAGCCGGACGAACCTATTGTACTCACGGCGAGCTTCGCCGAGAGACTCCTGGAACACGGTCGTGCTCGTAAGCCCAGAGCAAAAGACTTCGACGACAAGCAGATGCCGGACATGACACCTACGGAGCTGGCAGACGAGTCCATCGACTGAGCTCTGACGTGAAAACGAATCACGTAGAAACCAAGGCGTGATAAGCCCTACGGAGGCCGGAAGTATCCGGTCTCCGTTTTTTGTATCATCGATTAGGCAGCCGCCATGACTCTTGTCCGTAAAACTCTCCCTCTCCTTCCTCTTGACGGACGCGAACTCCTGTCTGCCGTCCGAGAAGACTCAGAGGACGAACTCGATCTGGCCGAAGGCTATCTGTATGCCGCTCAGGCGGCCCTGTACTCGCAGGTGCGGAGAGCCGCTCACAGGACTCAGTTTGAGCTGACGTTGCCTTGCTTCCCGTCCAACTACGATTCGTCAAACAACTTCGACGTCCCCTACACGAGGCACGAGTACGCCGCGGCGTACATCGAAGGGATCGAACTCCGGGTTCTGCCGTATGCGAAGGTGGACTCCATCCAGTACTACGATGCAGACAACGCACTGCAAACCTGGACTGCCTCCAACTACACGATCATCGACGGCGGCGTTGACCGGCCAGCGACTATCTATCCCGCACCGGACGTCACATGGCCCGCTACGAAGGCTCGGCCAGACGCAGTGGTAGTCACTTTCTGGGCCGGCGAAGTCACGCAGGCGACATACCTGGAAGTGGCACCCGACTTCGTGGGGACGGATGCTATCCAGACGGTCGACGGATACACGTTCGCTGTGGACGACATCATCACAGTCTCCCATTCAGCGAACAACAACGAAGTCCTCGGCCCTGTGGGGATAGGCTTCGGTACGACGGCTCGACAGGACTACCACATCACCTACGTCTCTGGGGACACGTTTGAGATCGCGTTGACCAACGGCGGCACACCAATCGCATTGTCTACTCCTGTGGCCTCTACGGCGTTTGTGGGGACTCTCAGCCCACTTGTACGGAGAGTGCTCCTGTCCGTCGCCACAAACTGGTGGATGAATCGCTGTCCGCTCGAAGATTGCAGCTGCGAAACGAACGAAGCCGGTAAGATCGCGGGGCTCATGTCCCTGCTCCAATGGAATCACGGCCATGGAAATTAGACGATGGACGCAGCTCTTGGTTGGTTTGGTGACGTTTTTCGCTTCTTGATGAAGCTGTGTCCTCATCTGGTTATCGTCAAGACAACCGACGAAGCCCTCAAGTGGGTCCGGGGATCGGAAGAGGTCCTCCTGACCAGCAGCAATGGCTGCCGCCGGTGCATCCCGCAGCTGCAGTCCACCTGGCCTTTCTTCCGTCGCCCGAGAACAGGGCTCCACTGGTATCTGCCCGTGGTCACGGAATTACTCGTGATCCCTGTCCGGCGGCAGACCCTCAATCTTGAGGACCAGTATCTCACCACGAAAGACTCTAAGTCTGTGGGGGTAGGAGGTATACTCGTGTGGGAGGTGAAGGACACTCGCGTTCTGCTCACCTCCTGTGAGGATTACGAAGACACCATGAAAGACATCAGTCTGGCAGTGGTCAAGCGGGTCATTACCACGAAAGACTTTCAGTGGTTCGTGGATAACCCGCACGACGCAGACAAGATGTTGACGCAGGCGATACGAAGAGAACTAAACCCGTTTGGCATACGAACCAAGCGATGCACCCTAAGCGACTTCTGCCTCATCCGGCCTCTCGGCCTGTGGGGCAGTGGCTCTATGTGAGACAACCATGCCCGTCCGAAAACTACCCTGTACAACTGGTGGACTCGACAGCTATGACAAAGTGGCTGAGTACCAGCTGAAGCTGGAGGCACTGAATTCTTTCGGTGGGGTGTCCAACTCCAATACGAATTGGACGAAGGTGTCTCGCGTCTATTGCAACCTGAAGACAGGCAACGGCACAGAAGTATATCGGGCGAAGCAGGTCGAATCTGATACTGATGCGGTAGTCACCATGGCGTGGAACTCGAAGACCGATGCGTTCGATGCCACTGGTAGGTTCGTGATCAAGGGGAAGACGTACAACATCCTGTTCGCCGTGAATGAGAACGACGACGACGCGAAGATGATATTCGGCTGCCGGAGAACGCACTGACATGAGAGTGTTCGTCAACAAGATTGACTCGCAGAACATCGCACTCTCAATGGCTGCTATGCCAGACGCGATGTCCAACAAGATGATGAAGCCTGTCATGGACAGGCTGTCGTCCGTTGGTGCGAAGATGATGAAGAACAACCTGAAGAAGGTAGCTCGACGTCAACGGAAGGGAGACAGGTGGAAGAACACCGGTGCTCTGCTTGCTTCGATTGGCACGAAGAAGACGAAGCTGATGAAGAGCGGGGCTCTCTTCGGAGGGTTTGGTGTACGGCGGTCGCAGCACTTCGCCAAGAACAAACTGAAGACTGTCCGAGCACGAGTGGAGAAGATTACCACGTTCGGCTTCAAGAAAGTAAAACGTGGATCGATCCGTCTCGCTACGGCGAAGTCGAAAGTTGGTCCTCGCGGAGCGAATGAGATTCGCCCGAGTAACTACGCTCACCTGGTGGAACGCGGCCACGGCGGCCCCATCGTCGCGAAGGCTTACCCCTTTGCAGGCCCAACGGCCATCGAGATGGAAGGCTACTTTCGCGGGCATGCACCTAAGCTGCTGAAGGAACGCTGGGAGCCCCTCCTCAACCAGATGTCCGCCAGATTCAACAAGACAATAGCCCGAGGAAGATAACCGTGGCATACATAACAGATGACCTTCTCGCGTACCTCGGGGCTCACGCCAGCATCACTCCGCTGATCACTACAGACCCTCTGCATATCTTCGCGGAGGCTGTCCCCGATCAGGTACGCAATGCGTCCGGCAAACTGGTGAACATCGGGGACACGTACATCATCCTGGAGGAGGACGGTGGAACCAAGGACCGAGACATGGGAGGGTTCAGTGGGACGCGAGAGCCCAGTTTCACCATCACGGTGACTGCCCCCGGCAAACTGGCTGTCCGGCAGCTTTTCCTGGCTTTGGACGTCGCCCTGGAGATCAATCACTACCAGATGAATGACTTCTGGATCGAGCATTCCTTCCTCGATGAGCCGCGGGACGTCAGCACTACGCCGCAGGACGGCACTGATGTCAATATCTACAAGATGGAGTCTACACTGGATTTGATGGGTAGTCTGTAGGTCGTTTACTGAAAATCTCCGGCTGCCTCTTCGTCTCCTACCCCTTAGGCAGTACACTGAGGGGACCACTTAGCCGTGAAACCGAGACCCAGTTATGAACGAAACCACTCGCGTTAAGCTCAGGCTGCGTGACGGAAACGTCACGGAACTTGATGTCGCCGAAATCATCGAGGTTGACGGGAAACCGTTCATCCACCAGGACGAGTCGGACTCCAAGCTCGACACCGTCATAGACTCCCTCAACCATACGAATGGTCGGGTCGAGGCCATGCAGCAGATGCTGAACAGCCTGATCCAGCCGGCCCTCTCAACAGGAACCTGAAGTAATGTCAAGCACAGAAGTACGCAGTGGTATAGGCACAACGATTGCCTTCGCCACGTCCTCATTCACGGCTCGCGTCAAAGGCTACACGGACCTGAGTGTCGAGCGTGAAACGCTTGATGGCACTCACATGGGTACGGCAGCTTCGACCACTTCACCATTCACCGGTCTGCATTTCAAGGAAATGTGTCCCGGCGATTTGGCGACAGTCGGTGACCTGCAGCTGGACATCGTATTTGATCCGGATGCGAACGACCTGCCGGTCGCTGCAGCCGAAGAAGTCATCACCCTCCAGTTCACCACTGTTGGTGCTCAATCAACTGGGGCCAGTTGGGTCTTCACCGGTTTCATCAGTAAGTTCGACGCAGCAGTTCCGCATGACGGAATGATCACTGGGTCGATCACACTCGTAGTCAACGGCGAACCAACCTGGACCGCAGGTTCGTAAGCCCTCCGCTCACTTGATTCATCCTGACTCATCATAGTTACGGCCGCCGTTTGTCGGGAGCCCGTGGCGGAAGACACGGGGAAAGAAGTGTTCAACTTTTCGTAAAGGACCACCAGAATGTCCGTCGCAGAAGTAAGAAGTGGTATCGGAACCACGATCACCTTTGGCACCAGCGGGTTCACCGCTCGCGTCAAGGGTTATACCGATTTGAGTGTCGAGCGTGAAACGCTTGACGGCACTCACATGGGTACGTCCGCCTCCGTTACCGCACCTTTCACCGGTCTGCATTTCAAGGAAATGTGTCCCGGCGATCTAGCCACAGTTGG